GTTGTATTGTTTGATGACTGGTCTCCTTATGATCATTTTACATTGGTGCCTTACTTCCCATATTTTAGAAGAGGGAAACCTTTTGGAATGGTTCGTAACCTACTATCACCACAAGAACAACTAAACAAAATTACTTCGCAAGAACTACATATAGTTAACACAACTGCCAACAGCGGTTGGGTAGTAGAGGGCGGATCGCTGTCTGGTATGACAGCAGATGATTTAGAAGAACACGGAGCCCAAACAGGGTTAGTACTAGAGTACAACAGGGGTTCAACTCCACCTTCAAAAATACAACCTAATCAAATACCAACCGGGTTAGATAGAATAGGGCAAAAAGCCGCAAACAATATAAAAGCAATTAGTGGTATATCAGATTCTATGTTGGGCACAGATAGCGCAGAAGTTTCAGGCGTTGCTATACAGGCAAAACAAAACAGAGGAACATTGATGATACAAGTTCCTTTAGATCATTTACAAAAAACTAGGCAATACCTAGCAGAGAAAATTTTAAATTTGGTTCAGGCTTATTACACAGAAGAAAGAGTATTACAAATAACAGATGAATCAGACCCATACAAACCTAGAGTTCCATTGGCAGTAAATCAAATGACACCAGAAGGGGAAGTTATAAATGACCTTACTTTGGGCGAGTATGATGTAATAATAGGAACAGCTCCTGCTAGAGATAACTTTGATGAGATGCAGTTTGCTGAAGCTATTGCTTTACGTAGCGCAGGCGTTCCAATACCTAATGACTTAATAGTAGAGTATTCACATCTTTCACGTAAGGCAGATGTGGCTCAAAGAATTAGACAACAGGAAGGAACAGCTCCTCCAACAGAAGAACAAATACAATTACAACAGTTCCAAATGGAATCACAAATCAGAAGTACGCAGCTTGAGATAGCTAAGCTAGAAGCTGAAGTAACTAGACTTCAAACCGAATCAGCACTCAATGTTGCTAAGACACAAGCAGCCGAACAGGATCCACAGTTGAAGGTTGCTGAATTACAGAGTAAGATACAGACTAAACGAGAAGAGCTCGATTTACGTGAAAAACTTTCTTCGCTTACTAACGATATGCGTAAGAATCAAAGTGACACCGCGGCAGCAGTTAAAATGGCTACCGCAGCTATGAAACCTACAGGAGGTAACAACAATGGCTAAAAAAGAAACTACAGCTAACGCTGACGATAAACTAATACTGGACGCTATGCCCGGAGCAGATCCTATATCTGACGCGGACGCCGCACCATTTGAAGTAGACTTAAACTTCGACATACCCGACGAGGTAGAATTTCCCAAGGAGGATGAAATTGAAGAAATCTCAGAAAATGAACTCACGACTACTCCTGAAGAAATGGAAGAGAAAGCAGGAGAGCAAGAAGAAACAGCAGACACTGCAGAAACACAAGTTGAAACAGAAGAAGAGCTGGATGATGAAAGCGAAAGCGATACACAGCAACCTGTACAATCAGATGAAGGAGAAATTACTGAGCCAGTAGTAGAAGACAAGGCTCCTATGGTACCTAAATCTAGATTAGATGAAGTTTTAGCTAAACAAAAAGCTTTACAGAAACAATTAGACGAATCTAACGCCGCTAACAAGCAAGTGTTAGAGAATGCGCCAGAATATGACTTTACTACTCGAGAATTGGAGTACCAAAACTTAGTATTAGACGGGGAAGCCGAAAAAGCCGTCGAACTTAGGAATGAAATAAGGAATGCAGAGAAAGAACAGTTTATGTTTGAAGTGCAATCTAAAATGGGAGAGACAGTACAGCAAAGTCAGGAAAATACAGCCCTACAAGCTAAAGCTTTAGAGTTACAAACATCATTTCCTCAACTAGATGAGAATAGTGACGTTTACAACGCGGAAGTTACTCAAGAAGTTATGGATTTACGCGATGCATTTATGATCCAAGGCTTTACTGGGGCGGATGCGCTAGATAAAGCTGCTAAATATGTAGTTGCACCCATATCTCAAGCACAACAAAGCGTTCCTAGTATTAATCCGCAGACAAAAGTGGCTCAAGAAAAGAGAAAAACGGCTACTGTAGCTAAAAAACTACAAGCAGCAGACTCCCAACCACCTACTATGTCAGGAGAAGGGGCTGCTCTTAAAGCAGACAAGAAAATAGATTTAAAAGTGTTATCAACTGATGAATTCGACGCACTTCCCGCAGAGACTTTAAGAAGAATGCGTGGAGATTTCGGATAAACTGTGATATAACATAAGTATTCGTCTACTGATACGATAGTCAGTGCTGGTCGTGCAGCTAAAAACTCGTATTCGTCTGTCTTGACGTTAATCTGGCTGAGTTCACCTCGTAAAAGTATGAATACGTTTCCCCAACGACAAAGGGTATACGGATAAATGGTCGCTCCAAAAGTCGACTGGTTATTAAATTTTTTTAAAGGATATTTATCATGGCAAACACAAACTTTGCTGCGCTTACCAGTGAACAATTAACGATCTGGTCGCGTGATTTTTGGCGTGTCGCAAGAAATATGTCTTTCATTAACCAATTCGCAGGTAGCGGATCTAACGCAATGGTTCAGAGAATATCTGAACTTACTCAATCAGAAAAAGGAGCTAGAGCCGTTTTAACGCTTTTAGCCGATATGACTGGTGACGGTATCGTTGGAGACAATACTTTAGAGGGTAATGAAGAGTCATTAAGAGCTTTCGACATTAATGTACAATTGGATCAACTAAGATTCGCTAACAGACTTTCAGGCAGACTTGCTGATCAAAAGTCAGTTGTGAACTTTAGAGAACATTCAAGAGACGCTCTTGCTTATGCAATGGCCGACAGAATGGATCAATTAGCGTTTTTATCTCTAGCAGGTATAGGCTATACACTAAAGAATAATGGAGGACTAAGACCTGTAATGAATTCAGGACAGAATCTTGGCGATCTAGCTTTCTCAAGTGATGTTACAGCTCCTACGTCTAACAGACATAGAAGATGGGACGCAACTAATGGTCTAGTAGCTGGTGATGTTACTGCAGTTGCTGCAGCTGACAAAATGGAATACTCCACTATTGTAGCTCTTAAAGCTTTTGCTAAAGACAACTACATTAGAGGCCTAAGAGGTGCTGGTAATGAAGAGATGTATCATCTATTTGTTACTCCACAAGTAATGGCAAGTCTTAAACTTGATACAGATTTTCTTGCTAACGTAAGAAATGCTGGTGTTAGAGGACCAAGCTCAAGCTTATTCTCTGGTTCTTCAAGCTTAATGGTTGACGGAGTTATGGTTCATGAGTTTAGACATGTGTTTAACACTACTGGAGCTACAACGGGCGCATCAGCTAATGCTGGTTCAGCTGGATACAAATGGGGCGCAAACGCTAACGTGAATGGATCTGCAAGTATTTTTGCAGGTGCTCAAGCCTTAGCTATGGCCGACATTGGTATTCCTGAAATAGTTGAAGACAGCTTTGACTATGGCAACCAAAACGGTATTTCAATTGGTAAAATATTTGGTCTTAAGAAACCAGTTTACAACTCTGACATTTCTGGTCAGGTTGAAGACTTTGGTGTAATAAGATTAGATGTAAGTTACTAATTGTGTTATATTTTACGGGTGGCTTTAACGAGCTGCCCGTAACTTTTTAAATTTTAGGAGTAAATTATGTGGATAGTATCAGAAAATGGAGACAAGTATATCTCGTCAACTTGGGGCGCATCTGTAAGACTACAGCAGGGTGTACCGAAAGAGGTTGGTAGAGATTTAGCACTATTGTGCTTACAAAACGGTTGCGTACAAACAGATGAACAACCAAAAGTTATAGAAGAAGTAAAAGTTATAGAAGAAGTAGTTATAGAGGAAGAAGCAGCTGTGGAACAAGAAACCACGATAGTTTTAGAAGATATGACTAAAGAACAACTAGAAGGACACGGTCGTACATTGGGCATTGAACTCGATAGACGAAAAAAGAAAGCAGACTTAATTGAAGAAATAATAGCTGCACAAGACATTTAAATAGGGTAACTAATGGGAACATTAACGGGCGCGAATATTATTTCTAGAGTTCAAGATACTCTACAAGACACAACAAGTGTTAGATGGCCGGAAGCAGAATTGCTTAGATATATAAACGATGCGCAAAGAGAGATTGTAAATTTCAGACCTGAAGCTTCCTCAACTCATCAAAATGTACAATTAGCTACGGGTACTGAACAAACTTTACCTACCGCTGGACTACGACTTATTAAAGTTGTCAGAGGAATGAGTGCTACTGCCGCAAATGCTACAGGCAAAAGGGCAATTAGAATAGTAGATGTAGACATCTTAAATACACAAGAACCAGACTGGCACAACCCCTCTGTAAGTGGGGATGCTGCGCACGGAACCATACCAAAACATTACATATTTGACGAAGATGATCCTAGAAAGTACTACGTGTACCCAGGCGTCGCCGGAACTGCCTTTGTAGAAATTGTTTTTTCAGCTTCTCCTACAAATTTAGGTAATACTAGCGCAACTATTTCAGTAGATGATATATTTGGCAATGCCATTATAGATTTTGTTTTATATAGAGCGTACATGAAAGATGCAGAATATGCAGGTAACGGCCAAAGAGCTGCTACTCATTACCAACTGTTCACAGGCAGCGTAGGCCAAGGTGGCCAATCTCAAGCCTTAGTGAGCCCTAACAACCCTACAGGTGCTTTACCTATCAGCGGTGCTGGAGGCTAGCAATGGCTAGTTTTGATTCTTTAGTAAAAGAAGTCCTACCATATGTACCGGGATGTCCCGATACCCTAGTAGAGAACCACATACGTTCCGCTACAATAGATTTTGCAGAGCGTTCTAAAGCGTTCGTATTTGACTTAGACCCTATAACTACAGTATCAGGTGTGTATGAGTACGATTTTGATGCCCCAACCGGCACTGAAGTACATCAAATATTATGGATGACCTTTGATGGCAACGACATGGATCCCATCAGCCCACGTAGTCTAGAGTTAAATTTTACAGATTGGAGAGACAGGACTGGAAGGCCAAATGTTTATCTACAAAAAACACCAAGTACTTTTTGGCTAGTGCCCGTACCGGGTTCTACATTAAGCAATGGCATATTAGCCAGCGTTGCCTTAAAACCCACAAGAACCACTAGTAATATAGACACCAACTTTTCTAATACATACAGGGATGGGATTATATATGGAGCTTTGTATAGATTGTTACGTATCCCACAAAGAGATTGGAGTGACCCTAGAGCAGCAAATGAATACTTTGCACTTTTTAATGAAGAAGTTAAACAAGCTGAACTAAAAGCACGGGGTGGAGATCTTGGGGTTCGTAGGCTAGTGAAATATAAAGGTGTGGGCGGACCATCAAGGAAGAGGTACAAACGTTATGGATCAGAAGTCGACTATTAGTAATGATAGTAGTTTTGTAGAACCTCAACTTACGGACGTACGAAGTTGCTGGCCTAAAGTTAAAAAGGGCGTAGAGTCAATACTAAAAGAAAATCCAATTCTTACCTTCATAGCTGAAGATGTATATAGTGAGTGCGTTAATGAAAGAGCATTTTTATTTACTTCAGATAAAGGTTTTTTAGTACTTACCGAAGAAGTTGATACTATAACAAAAGATAAAACTTTACTTATATGGATAGCCTACACTTATGAAAAAGGTGCAGGTAATTGGCTTGATCACGTAGAGTGGTTTAATGCTTTGGCTATAAGTGCAAATTGCAAATTTATAGAAGCAAGATCCCGAGTATCTGAAATGCGTGAATATGCAGTAGCAAATGGCTGGGAAATAGATACAATAGTATATAGGAGACATGTAAATGAGTAGTAAACCTAAAGCATCAGAATATAGCGCCAGTGAGTCGGAAAAAGCTACGGCGTCTATTGCTCTTGCGGACAAACAATATTTTAAAGACAAATATCTACCAAAGCTAACTGAGCTCAGGGATAGGTCTAGTAATGAAAATTACCAAGGGGTCGCAAGGGGCAGAGCACAAGCTGATACTATGCAGGCACTTACAAATAGGCCGAGTTTAGCCGCCACAAGGTCTGTAGATGCTAGTGCAGATAGAGCAGCAGCCGCAGGCTCTCAATTACTACAAGGTAGCTTACAAGGGCTAGCTGCACAAAGAGGTGACCAGATTAATGTACTTAAACAAGCTAGAGGAATGGCAGCAGACGCAACTAGTGGTTTAAGTAGAGCAGCTAAAATATCTACTACTAAAAACCTACAGTTTGCACAAGCAAAACAAAACAGAAGAAATGCTAACTTTGCTATGGGTACAAAGCTAGCTGCAGGGGCCATAGGAAATGTACAACAAAATACATTAGCCGCCGCTACCAAAGGCCAAGCTGAAGGGGATGTTTCAAAGTATGC